CAAAACCATCTACAAACGTTAAAACGCCATCAGCGATGGTAAACCCGCCGTGGTCTGCTTTATAAAAAACTGCTATGTCTATTAAATCATTATTCATTAGTTAAACTCCATTACACGCAAAACTGAGCCTGTGTAAATAATTGATTGATCGCCAGATGTAACCCTGTGCGCGATTCTATAGTAAGGTGTCGCGCTATTGTTATTGTGCTTGATTAAAAAGCTTACTGGTGATCTGTTTTCTAAAACATATTGTGGAGCCATTTCTCTCACTACTAAACCAGCACCCGAGAAAACAGTTGAAGTTCCACCTCCAATACTTGGATTGGCTCTGTGGACTATTCTATAATAGGGAGTGTTAGTTGTTGCAATATGTCTAAAGGTGTCGTTTATTGGTATTTGTGAAAAAACTGCCGTAGATCCAGTTGAAGCTTGAAAATTATTATAAATTCTTAAAGTTGACCATGTACTATTGTCAGTTGAATATTGCAAAGCTACCTGACTTGCTGTTCCTGAATCATTATCGGTAACATAATTATCAACGTTTAAAATTAACATTCTAGTATTTGCACCATTTATTGGAGTATATGCAAGGCTTACTCCAGTTGTTTGATAAGATGTTAAAGTTGTTACTGCATTTGAAGTCGAAACGGACATATCATCTTTGACCATTTTTTCACCAGCTCCAAGGTCTAAATCTCTTTGAAATGTTTTTATAGTGCTCCAAGTGCTGTTATCGGTTGAATATTGAAGATCTATAAAACCCTCTGCTAGTGATCCGTCTGGATCGTTTACGTTCCAATCAAGATAGCCAAACAAATAACGATCGTTTGCGCCATTTACTGGAGTGTAAGAAACCGATAAGCCGCTTGCTGTCGCTGTGGTCGCTGTTACTGTGGAATCAGTGCCAAGGGTTGCCTCGGTGTTTTTTACCATGATTCCATCACCATTTAAAATTTTATAATCAATTATTCCTTTGATTGCTGTATTTAATTGATTTAAGGAAGCGTTATTTTGGCTTAAACTAGCAACGCCAGAATTAGGATCTAAAACCACGTTTACGAGCTCTTCTTGAATTGCATTTAAGCAAGATGAATCTACAATAGTTCCTAATACTCCAGTCCCTGGATTTCCGTCTGTGTATAAATTGCCTGCGCCTTGGGAGCCGTTATCTACGCGTTTCATATTTTTATTATAACCTAATTTTAAATTTATGAATAAGTGAAAATAATTTTAGTGTGTGCTGGCTTTGCGCGATTTAAAACACATTCCAAAAGATCATTTGAAAAATATGTTAGATGATCGCCAGCTCTGGATAAACCAGCTCTAAATTTTGTTTCTGTGTAAGTATCGCCGTTTACTTGAAAAACAAAACAAAATTCACTTCCAAAAACTCTATCGCCACATCTTGAAGAGCCCGCTCTAAATTGTTCAAAGTCTGTAATAGTAATCGTGTAGCCCGCCGCAAGTGCTATTTGTTCAAAATAATTTTCGCTAGATCCGCCTAAACTTGCTAAGCTTGCTAATAAAGCGCGTTTCAGCTCTTCGCCGCTGGTTGATAGTCCCTGACATCTATGCTCGCCAAGCGCAATATCTACCCATTCCGTTATTAGGTTTTGGGTTGTCAAAGGGTTTATTTCTTTTAAAACTTTTATAGCTTCTTCTTCAAGTCGGGCAAATTCTATTGATTCACCAGAAATAAGTTTTTGTAAATTGCTGTCTGGGTTTGGATTCCAAGCTAAACCCTGCGGAATCAATTCATTTATTAGGTTTTTGTATGCTGTCGAATCCATTTTATAACCAGGTTATTGTCCCCATAATCGGAACCTGTCCTAAAGAATATTGCACGTTTGCGCTTGGAACCGATACTGCGTTATCATTTTCTCCCGCCGCGTTTGAAACCGCTTCCCTAACTTTTGATATTAGTAAAGTCCAGCCTACCACCGATCCGCCTACTGTATCCGCTGGTTTACGCTCGCGCGCTAGTAAATCTTTTAAAGCATTTTCAATATTAACTCTTATTTCTGGTGTGTCTGGATTAATATCAATGGTGAAATTTTGAGCTGTGGTTGAAACTGCATTGACCGATAAGCTGGCTGTGATTGGCTTTCTGCTTGGATCTGAGATATAGTTTAAAACATTGGTTACCACTGTATTTGATGGAACTATATTATTCTCATCAGTTGAAGTTAAATAAACGCCCACTGATCCAGGGCCGTTCAATAAGGGTATAACGTAAGCATTGCCTACGCCAGAAACCGATTCTGCCCATTGTTTGTAATCGTTTTCGTTGCCGCCATGTGGAGGTGTTTGAATTCTATTTATTATTCTCGCTCTAAGTTGATCGTCTGTCTCTTGATCTAAACCGCCAGTAAGTCCACCCGTTGCTACTGTTACTGAGTTATTTATAAATTGAATCGGATTTAAAAGACTTAAAGCACTGGAAGCCGTTTTGTTACCTGCGCTTCCAGGAGCTAAAGCAATGACCGCCGCTGTTGCTGTGCCGCCTGCTACTGTTACGCCCGCCGTTGTTTTATAAGTTAGATCATCATCACTAATCAAAAAAGTGCCTGCTGGAATTAAAGTTCCGTTTGTACCCGTAAACGTAGCATTTCCAGCCGCGTAAGTACCCGCGTTTCGAGCTACTCCGTAAACTTGAGCCCAAGCGTTTAAAAATTCTCCAATAGCATTAGATGGAAGTGCTTCTTTTGATAATGTGTTTAAATAGCCATAAAGCCCATAAAAAGCTCCAGCATTTGCGTTTGCTAGTGCTTTTAAAAAAGAACCCTCCAGAAATGGAGCTGAATTCAATTCACTTTGAAGATCTGTTTCAATCCTGGAGATTATTTGCTGTAAAGTAGGTTTGATTAATGGCATTTTTGTTTTTCCTATTGAAATAAAATTAAGTATTCGCTCCGATCAAATTTATAGCTATCTGAATTAATATTTTCCCATAAATATTGAAATCTATAATCATTTGATTTTTTTATTGTAATTATGAAATTAAATTTTGATCTATTCTCTATAGTGCCTGTTACATCTATTGATTTAGCAATATTTTGCACTATTAACCAATTAAGCGCGTCTTTGATGTACTGAATTCCTTTTTCAAGATTCTGAAGTGTCGCTTTTTGCCTAGCTAGTAACCAAAGTAAAGATCCTAAATCTCTAGACCACCAGCCGCGCGGATCTTCATCTAGCAAGAGCTCTTCTGGGTTTGCGCGTGAATCAGAAAATAAACTTACCAAAATAGCAGTTTTTAAATCTTTGCCAGTTTGTAAATCGCTGTTAGATTCATTTAGCAAAATATCCGCCCATCCATCTTGCCAAATTAAACCTACATCTGCCATAAGCTTATTATAAACTACATTTGAGTATCTGAAACCGCTCCGCCTGCGTGCTGGTGAGTATTAAATATACTTCTCATTCCAGAAACAGTTCTTGTATTTGTGCCTGAGTTGTCTAAAATATTTCCTGTTACCTGCAAATTGCCGTTAATAATGACATTCGGAGCCGTGATTTCTATTGTTCGGTTTTGCTTGATAACAATTTTATCTCCAAATTGGTTATAAATTGTAACCTCTCCAGCGTTTAAATTTAATGGTCTGTATCGCCCATCTTCAGTCGCTATGATGATTGAATTATCCCTGGAGCCTGCAATCGAAACCGCTACCGCTTGCGCGCCTGGCAAAGGAACGGAGCTAAAGCCGTATTCTTGATACCGATCCACGTTTGAATGAGTTTCGTTATCCATAAGAGAAATTTGGCATTTTTGAATTTTTTTTGTATCGTCAATAATTCTCAAAATACCGATCCCCACCGATAATAAAATTTTTCTTTTAAGTTCGTTTATTACTTGATTCATTTGAAAAGTATTGTATCTTCCAGCTCTTTTTTGCTGATGGTAGGCTCTGGAATGTAAGCTTTTTCATCGACTAAAACCAAGTCTGTAACTTGCCCGCCAAGCTCATCGTATTTGAAATTTACCGATTTAATCAATAAAAATCTATCTAAGTTTATTGGTTGCAAAATTACTCTCGCAATCCTATTAATGGCCCATAATTGGCCAGATTGATCGCTCCAGCCCTCGATGGTAATATTCACATTTTCAGATCTCGCCGCTCTTACGGCCGCTTCCCACTCGATACGATTTTTGGCCTGGAATGTATTAACCGCGCTATCAGCGATCAAGACAAACGGCCGATATCTAGTTATATTTAGATCCTGGCATTTAGATTTGACTACTGTCTGATCTTCTGCACTTAAGGAATCATCCGCCGCGCTGGTTTGCTGACCCTTGATTATATACTCGCTAAATCTATTGCTGTGATCTACGCTCGTTGAAAATTGCAAAATATTCCCAGGGCATTCAAGTTTTGTGCTGGTGATTTCGTTTCCAATCTCGCTTATGACCAGATCGCCATTATTAT